GTAAGAAACATACTGCAAGATTGATACGTTGGATAGAGAATAAGTATAAAAAAGAAATGGACAAACGTAAAACTGCAAAAGGAAAACAAACACAACAAGACAAGTTAGACACAATTTTAAAGTTTTTTTCACCACAAAATAGAGTTTCGCTTGTCAATATGTTTGATTTACAAAAGAATATAGTTCTCGCAAAACTAAAACTTATAAATAGATTAAACAACATTAGCAATATTGATGCATTTGTGAAAACACCGAAAGGTTATAAAACTACTGGTGCAGAAGGATATGTTGCTATTGATAAATTAGGTGGTGGCGCAGTTAAGTTAGTTGATAGATTAGAATTCTCTTACAACAACTTTTCTCCAAATATATTGAAAGGATGGGATAAACCGAGGTAAAATGAAATCATTTAAAGAGTTCACAACTACAGACGAAGCAATGACTGTTCAACAAAGGTTGAAAAGGTCTCGTCAATTCAAAAAAATCAAGGCAAAAATCGCAATGGGTCGAAAGAAAGCGGCCCGTAAAATAGCATCACCTGAGAAACTAAAGAAACGTGCATTGAAAAAAGCACGTCTAAAGTTCTTTAAGAAAATAACTAAAGGTCAAGCACCACAAGATATATCTCTTGCTCGAAGAAATGAGATAGAGAAAAAACTTGATAAGATGAAACCTAAGATTCAAAAGTTTGCTAGGAAGATTTTACCACAAGTAAGGAAAGATGAATTAGCAAAGAAAAAGAAATCTAAAGAAAACAAATAATATATCATGGCAATCAAAAACTTTTCACAATATTTAATTGAAGCAGAAAGAGAGGTGTTCTTCACATTTGGTAGAATGAATCCACCCACTATCGGACATGGTAAAGTTCTAGAAACGTTAGCAAAGAAATCTGGTAGAAATGACTATAAAGTTTTTACCTCACAAGTATCTAATCCAAAGAAAGACCCACTATCTTACTCAGATAAAATAAAACATATGCGAAAAATGTTTCCAAAACATGGCAGAAGTATCATTATTAATAAAAAGATAAGAACTGCCTTTGATGCGGTGACAGAACTATATGACCAAGGATATCGTAAAGTAAATATGATTGTTGGTTCTGATAGAGTTAGAGAGTTTGATACACTATTGAAAAAGTACAATGGTGTAAAAGGTAGACATGGTTTCTATAACTTTGAGTCAATCAATGTGTTATCTGCAGGTGAACGTGACCCAGATGCTGAAGGAGTTGCTGGTATGTCTGCATCAAAACAAAGAGCAAATGCTCAAGAAAATGATTATACTGCATTCTCTCAAGGTGTACCAAAGAATATGAATGATAAAGATACTCGTAAGTTATTTAACGATGTTCGTAAAGGTATGGGACTTAAAGAAGAGAAAAAGTTCAAACGTCATGTTGACCTTGGTAAATTAAACGAACTTCGAGAAAACTATGTCAAAGGTAGTCTTTATGAAATAGGCGATACTGTTGTTATCAAAGAATCAGAAGAAGTTGGTATTATTACAGTATTAGGTTCTAATTATGTTATTATTGAAACAAATGATAAGAAAAAAGTACGTAAATGGTTAGATGCGATAGAACTTGTTGAAAAGAAACTAACACCAGCAGAACTTAAGAAAAGAGAAGAGATTGCTAAAGCAATAGAAAAAGATAACCCTAAAATGCCTATGGATAAGAAAATGGCAATTGCTACTGCTACTGCTAAACGTGTTGCAGAAAAGATTGTCGATGATGTTTCTACTATCATAGAAAAAGAAAAAGAAAAGGCAAGAGTTGCTCAAGATAAAGATGTCAAAGACAAGAAAGGTTCGCAACCATCTGTTTACTATAAAGGCGTAGCAAAGAAAACAAAAAGTTCTAGAGCATCACATTTTGCTAAACATGGTAAGATGGACGATGATAATCCAGCGGCATACAAAGATGCACCTGGGGATAAAAAAGCAAGAAAGAAAGGAACGAAACTTAGTAAACACACAAAATCATACAGACAAATGTTTGGAGATGACTAATAGTATAAATAGAAACATGATATCTTTTAAAGAATATGCAGAAATAGAAGAAAGTTCGACTAAAGGTCTTCAAAACAAGGCATCAAAGTCTGGATTTGCATATAAAACTTTAAAAAAAGTATTCGATAGAGGTGTTGCCGCATGGAGAACTGGTCACAGACCAGGGACAACTCCAGCACAATGGGGTATGGCGAGAGTTAATGCCTTTATTACTAAGAAAAAGAAAGGTATTAAATTAAATCACGACCAAGATTTAGGTTAGGAGAAAAACATGGCAAGATATATTCAAGTATTAGGTACAGAGGCCGCTTGTGGTACATCGACTGGAAATGGTAGTAATTTTGGTAATGCAGGATTAGTTCGCCTTCTCAATAGCACTGGTACTGCAAGATTAGTTACAGTTGAAACTTCTGCAAACGTCACTATCGGAACTTTTACACTTGCTGGTAACCAAGAGATATACGTAAGAAAAGGTAAAACAGACGAGATATTTGCCGCGGCAACTACAGTTCTTGGAGTTTCAGTAGCATTTAGATAGGAGTATCAATGAAGTTCAGAGACATATCTGAAAGAGTTAAAGGTGGTAAGTTAGACCCATTGTCTAAAATGGGAAAACAAAAACTTACTGGGCAAGAAGTTGCAAGGTATTATAAAGATAATCCCAAAGCAAAACAGGCCGCTAGAGATAAAACAGTTAAAAAAGCAATCGAACTTGCTCTTGATTTAGGTGGCGCTCAATCGTATGCAATAAAAGAAATAGAAAAACTTAAAAGAGGTCTTTCAAAAATGCCTGTTGTTCAACAAGCACTTAGAACTGCAAACGAAGAAATGACAAGTACATCTTCTGTTGCAATGCCTGAAATACCTTTAGGTCGTAAACACAAAGTAATGAAAAGAAAAGAACTTGACGAAGTTACAAGACAAGAAGTTGATGCGATGAAAAAAGTTTCTAAAGACATGCAAAAAGTCTTAGTATCTTATCAGAAGGTTGCAAACATAGGTGATAAAGAACTCAAGAATACAATTCATAACAAAGATTACGAAAAAGTTTTAGATGCAAGAAATACAATCCTTAAGAAGATTGGAACTCTTAATACCAAAATGTTATTGCAAAAAGAAGCAGTACTTGGACACGATTTTGGTACTAACCCATTCTCTAAAAAAGAAGCAGAACAGGCGAAAAAACTTGCTAGACAATATAGTGTAAAAGTAAAACCGCACAGAAACCCTAAGAGCAAAAATCATCTAGAGTTTCATGGTGGCACACGTAATTTACAAGCATTCTACAGAAATTTACAAATGATAATGAACGAAAGTCTTGAAGAAAACAAAGAAAAGTTATCACCAGCAAAGGCGCAATATAAGAAATTTAATATAATAAGAACCAAACTCTATAGGTTTGTGAAGGCAAAAACTAAAGCACATAAATTTGCAATTGATGACCTAATGTTAATGACTTCTCCTAAAGTTATTGAAGGAATGTACAAACAAAATCCTCGAGGTTTTACAAGAATGATGGATAAGATGTACCCCAACGAAAGAGAAAAAATGACCAAAATGGATTTTACTGTTCTGGGTGACTTTATTGATGCTAGAGGTAAAGTGATAAAAGGACAAGGAGACAAAGTAGATGAAAGTACTTCACTTAATGAAGAGACAATACTTTACCGAGTTAAAGATATCAAAAAACCTGAACTGGACAAGTTTAAATCGTCTGCAAGGTTAATGAAGTTAAAAATAAACATTAAACAAAGTCCTAGAGGTAAAGAAACTATTATAAGACTGGAAGGTGGTAAGAAACAGATAAGAGATTTTGATGCAGTAGCAAGAGGTAAATCATCTTACGGAGACCCTTCTTTAGCAATGAAAGAAGAGTTTGACTTGAATGAAGAGTCTGCAACTATGAAGAAAGTTCGTCAAGTAGTTAAGAAGAAAGGCATGATGAACATTGATGGCATGAAACTTGACCTGACCACTGCAAGTATGATAGCATCTGTATATGACAAAGTTAATCCACAGAACAAAAAAAGAATGGACTCACTTAAATTACCACAACTTGTTAATCTTACAATGAAAGTTGCTGGTAAAGGCAAAATGAAAAAAGAAGATGCAGTTGAAAGAGCAAAAGAACTTGCTGACTTAAAAGCAAAACATAAAAGAGAAGTAGAGCAAGAAAAAGACGAAATTGCCGCAACTAAACAAACTAACGAATCTTTGTGGAGAAACATACACAACAAGAGAAAAAGTGGTAAGAAGATGCGAAAACCTGGTGAGAAAGGCGCACCTACGGCACAAGATTTTAAAAATGCTAGAGGTGAAGCAGTATCACCTGCACAACAGGCCGCAATCGCAATCTCTAAAAAAGAAAGAGGCGAGAAACCTAAGAATGAATGTGCAGATGAAAAAGACTTTAAACCACATAAAATGTATAAGGGTGATAAAGAAGTCATGGCAAATACATATGCTGACCATGTGAAGTATGACAAAATGGGTTACACTCACGAGAAACCTAAGAAAGAGGCATTAGATGCCAAAGACAAACCATTTGTCAAAGACTTAGTTAAAAAGTTAAGAGGTGGTTCTAAAACTCATGCAAAACAGGCAGATGATTTAGAAAAAGCAATGAATACAGAATCTATGTCTCGTGCAAGACGTGATGCAATGAGAGATATGGGCACACGTAAAGACAGAGACGATGATGGTAACCCTGTAGCAACTGCAGATGACAGAAAGGCCGCAGATAAAAATGTTGTTATGCAAATAAGAAGAGTTACAGATTTAAGTAAACCTGCACAAATAGAATTACGAAATGGTAAAAAAGTAATGCTGAAACCAGCAGATGCTAAAATGATGATGAAAAAGTTTGATGCAATTCGTAAACCACAAGACAGACTTAAAGTTCAAAATGCAATGAACGATAAGAAAATGACAGTTCAAGGTTTAAAAAGATTACTCGGAAAATAAAATGAAAACTTTTGCTCAACACAGTAAAGAACTTGAAGAAGCACCACTGATTCAAGACCAAATACCTGCAGTAAAATCTATGGCAACTAAATTAGTAAATCTATTAACAAAAGAAAACTCTAAAAGAAGAATTCAACTAATGACTCAAGTAGGAAGAGCAGTTGGTATTAAAGTAAAAGAATTACCGAATGGGAAAATAGAATTACGTTAAGAATAAATACTTTTCGTGAAGCGACATAAATTATTAAATATACATTATTTAGGTGGAAATGGTGGCGAGTTTTTAGCATCATATCTACAACACCACCGTGAATTCAATCAACACGAAACTGACCAAATGGATAGTATTACTAAATACGAATTCAAAAGAGACAGATTCGACCATGCATCACATATCTATTTAGGTTTAGGTACTCACAAATGTCTTGCTCATTATAGTCCTAGAAAATTTCTTCAAGAACTTTGGAAAACTTCAAACGATAAATGGACATTACGTATTGACCATGGTTATGGATATACAGTACAAGAAGAACAATGGATAAAAGGATTGTATGAAGATTGGAATGTATCTAAGACTATTATTTTAAATACAACAGAACTTGAAGGTTCAAAGTTTTGTCGAGACTTAGCACAAATAAAAGTTTTTGGTAAAGGCACTCATACTATGTCTGAAACTGCAGAATTTAATCAACCAAAAGCATATGCAGTTAATAGATTAGCACCACTACTTCAAGAGTTTAGTGGTTTTGATTTAGGCGATATCTGGGAAACTCCATTAGAATTCAATGAATTTGCTACACAACGATATAAAGACTTGATACCAGAACCTCATGACTGGTTGCATGTAGACCCAATGAGACTACTTCATACGAAAGATGAACAAGAAAGAGAAGAACAATTAATAAGAATTTTTGATTATTTAGGGTTTGATTATTCAATAGTTGATTTAGGTATGTTATTATGTGAAAAATACATGCAAGATAATATAAAATTACATAAAAAAAGAGGTTTTTCCTAATAAGACTTAAGGTCTAGAAAGTAATTTGTATAAATAAAAGTATAATTTTACTATAATGGGAAAATATGGCCGTAAGGGAAACACAATCTACTCGATTGGATAGAATCGAAGATAAAATCGACAAACTATCTGATGCTATAATCTCACTTGCAAGAGTAGAAGAGAAGATTGCCAGTATGGAAAAACAGTTAGAAAATGGGCATGATAGAATGAATAATCATGGCATAAAACTTGATGCAATAGAGTCTCAAGTTACCTCAAATGCTCAAACTGTTTCAGTAATACATCGTGTTTTTTGGATAGTAATAGTTTCTTGTGCAACAGTTGTTGCTAGTGTAGTAGGCAACATGCTTTGGGGATAAAAAATGGTAGACGTAAACAAAAATATTAAAAATGCATACTTAAGTATGTATGAACAAAAAGAAGAAGTTCTTGATGAAACAAACAAGAACGATAAGTCAGACGATGGCGATGGGTTAGATGCAGTTCAACCTAAAGCAGTTAAGAAAAAGTTTGACGATAGAAAAGACAAAGACATTGATAACGATGGCGATGTTGATTCTTCTGACAAATATCTCCACAAAAGAAGAAAAGCAGTATCTAAAGAAATCGAAAAAGAAGGTAATGCATTTAGTAAAGCATTGATGGCCGCTAAAGAGAAAGGTGAGAAAACATTTAAAGTTGGCGACAAAGAATACAATGTTCAATCAGAACTAAACAAACTTCAAAAAGAATCATTTACTTTAGATGACATTCGTGAAATGTGTCACTCTAAAGACCACGATTGTGCAACTTACGTTGACCACCCAGAGTTTGGTCTTGGTAAACCAGTATATGAATCTCATGCGATACCAAACGATGACGGTTCTGTTGACTGGTATGACGTTGAGTTTGCTCATGGTATCGAAAGAGAAGTTCCTGCAGAAGACATGCAAATTCTTCAAACAGAAGCACACAAAGAAAAAGTCCACAAAGATGATGAAAAAATGATTAAGAGTCAAAAGAAAAAAATGAAAGAAGAGGACGAAGAAGAAGAAGAACCAAAAATGATGGACTCAGATGAAAACCCAATGAAGAAGAAAAAGAAAGTCATGGTGCCTGATGCAGACAAACCTAGCGAAGATGATGCAGAAGAAGACAAACCAAAAGTTGGTGTAGAAAAACCTGAAGACAAAAAGAAAAAGAAAACTTCTGGTAATTCTGGTGAGAAAGAAGCAGAAATCTCTAAAATTGGCGAACAAGTATCAGAGTTCACTAATCTTTTAAATGAACTAATGGCAGTTGATGCAGTTGGTAAAAAGAAAAAAGATAAAGATGGTTCTGAACCAGACGAAAGAGACGAGAACAACCCAGAAGGTGAAAAAGACTTTGTAGATGCACATGGTAAAAAAGATGTAGTCGTTGATGGTGAGAAAGCAATAGACGATACTTCTAAAACTGCTAAAGACACTAAACAAGGTAAACACGTCAAACAACAACAAGCAAAAGGCGACTCTAAACCTATTAAATCTACCGAAGCACCTGTTAAAGGTGAAAAAGAACCTAAAGAAGGTGAAGGTAAGAAATCAGTTAAAACTGAAAATACTCTTATGGACTTAGCACTTAAGGCATTATCAGGTAAAAACATTCCTGAAATGAAGAAGATAGTTGCTAGTGCTAAAGAAGAAAATAAGAACCCTTTTGATGCACGAACTAAAGATGCTAAATCATTTTTAGAAAGAATGGCAAAAAGAAAGAATGGTGATAAAGGTACAAGTCAACAATATAAAGACAATGACCCGAAAGATTTACCAATGATTAAAGGAGAAAAGTAATGGCAAAATTAGTTGCACCTCCATGGTGTGAAAATGCAGTACCTACTGCTAATGGTTGGGAAGACCCAGACACTGGTGAATTATACGTAAGTGGTGGATTTACTCAAGAGCAAATCGATGAATTCTTCGGTGCTAAACCTAAAAAAGCACAAGTGTTAACAGAAGCACCTGCTAATAATAAAGGTTTAGACCAAATGAATAAGTTAGAACTTGAATCACTTGCTAGAGAAAAAGGTGTTGAGTTAGATAGAAGAAAATCAAAAGCAACACTATTACAGACTGTAAAAGAACTTTTTAGTTAAGAATCGATATACATAATAGTATATCATGAAGTTAACGAAAGATAATCTATTAGTATATGCCGCTCAGAACTACTATAATCCAAAGTGTATTGACACAGACGATTTTCTTGAAGACTTAAAACGTTTTAAATACATCAAACGATTACTCAATCGTTATCGAGATAGTGGTGTTCTTTCTGAACGACTTATACTAAATCACTTAATTATAATCTTTAATGTCTTTGACATTGAAGCAGGTCTTAATATTTTAGAACTGAAACTAGAAGTAGAATATTGGCCAGTTATCAAACCATTTCTTATTTTTCTCAAGACAATCAAAAATGACGAATATACAAACATAGATATGGATAAAAATGTTGTCGAAAAACTTCGGGAGATATAAATAGAGTTATGGGAATTCTAAAATCTGCCGCAGACCTGGTATATACACTTCGATTTTTAAAGTTGTTGACTACACCTTTTGAAAAGTTAGGTGCATATGAGATTGGTCTCATTGACAAAGATGGTGTGGTAGATAAGAAAAGAAAAGCAGAACTTAAATTAACAATGGATGGTAGAATGGACTTGTCTACTCATTACACTACATTTCTACGTCTTGTTATTAGATTAAAATCATTATTAGCAAAAATACCTGGTGGTAAATCATTTGTTGCAAGATATGGTGCCGCACTGGCACTTATCAAAGAACATGGCGAACTATCAGATAAGAATCTACTTAAGATTCACGAAGCAACAGGTATTGATATTCTAGATGTCCTTGCAGAAGATACACAATGGTTTATGTTAGAAGACAAACAATTATCTCCTGGTGTTTATAAAATGAAACATGATAGTATGACTCGAATTTATACTGACACGTATAAAGATGACAAAGTAAGAATTCTTGAAGAAGAATCAACTCCTGTAGACGAAGTTTTAGGACTTGACATATATTCTGCAATCCATTTGCCAACCAATCAAAAAATGTATGTGACTACAGGAGATATTACCAAGTGAGATTTGATACTTACGTAAAAACTCAAGAACTAACAGAAGGCACATTCTTGTTTGAACAACAAGTGCATCGTGAATTACAAGAATGTACTTACGAAGATTGGTGTATGTTATTAGAAGACGAAAAGAAACCTTGGTGGCAAGATAAAGGTGAAAAGTTTCAACAAGACTATATTAAAAAGAATCCACAATCTGATACTGCAAAAGCAATGCGGTCTTATCTATCAACTAAAGACACACCTACTACTGATACTGATACTGATAAAAGTGTTGATACTAAAACAAGTTCTGCAGATGCAGACGAACCGAGTAAAGATAGATACAACGAACCTTTAAGTAAACACCCAACATTAAAAAAAGCATTAACAAGTGAAGTCAATAATTTAGTAAAAGACGTAGGCGTTGAACGAGACAATCTAGTAAACGCAATCAAAGAAAAAAGTGTCTTTAAAGCAGTTAAGGCAGTTGGTATGGGTGGTGGTAAAGTTGCACTAGACGGAATGAAAACAATAGACAGTGCAGTAAATTTTGCCGCAGATAAAGTGGCGGCAACAAAAGCAGTGCAAGGACTACAGAAAGGACTTATAAAAGTAGACTCGTTCTTAGACCAATATCCTAAGTTAAAAAAAGTGAGTGGTGTTGCGATTGGTGGGTTTTTAACTTATCAGTGGTTGCAAATGTCGTTCTCAGGTAATTTAGATAGTGATTATGACTTGTCAAATATACCAGAAGCAATTGCAGGTAATATTGGATTTACTGACATACTGGCAACTCCAGCAGGTGTAAAAGGTATGGGACTACTTGCCGCTGGTATTGCAACAGGTGGTTTGACTGCATTATGGTTAGGTGGTAGAAAAGGACTAATGTTAGCGGCCGCATATACAGGTGCAAAGAAATTAGGGGATAAAAAAACTGAAAACAAATTATTCACAAAAATGCGACAACTCGTTAAAGGTGATACAGGAGACTTAGATAACAAAGATAGGGAACCTGAAGAACCAGTAAAAGATGAACCTGAAGAACCAGTAAAAGATAAATAGAACTATGAAGAAATGCGATTGTGAAGACTTGTTAGTAGAACAAGCAGAGTATCAAGGAAAGAAGGTCAAACTCAATGACCCTATCCGTACATCTGAAAACCCCAATAAAAAATTTAAAGTATACGTAAAGAATGAAAAGGGTAAAGTCGTAGTAGTTAGATTTGGTGACCCAAACATGGACATCAAAAGAGACGACCCAGGAAGACGAGCATCTTTTAGAGCAAGACACAATTGCGACAATCCAGGTCCTAAATGGAAAGCACGATATTGGTCATGTTATCAGTGGAGAGGAAGTGCAAAGGTTGACAATTAAAAACTAAAATTTTTAATTGTATATATAAGAATAGGAGAAAAGTATGTTAAGTTTATTAGGTAGTTTATTAGGATTTGGGGGTTCAATAATCCCAGGCATACTAGATAGTTTCAAGAAAAAACAAGACCAGAAATACGAACTTCGTAAGTTAGAAGTTCAAGCAGAAATCAACAGAGAGAATTTAGAACATCAAGCAAGACTTCAAAAAGAACTTGGAAAACAAAAGATAGAATTATTCCAAGCACAAGCAAAAGATAAAGAACACGAGAGATTAATACAACACGATATAGTGTTGCAATCAGGCACAGGATTTATAGGTGGATTAGCAAGGTCAGTCAGACCAATCATTACTTATGCGTTTTTCCTTTTGTTCGCAGTCATAGAAGGCACATTACTCTATGGGGCACTACAAGCGGGAACAGACTTTCAAGAAGCAATCAATATATTATGGGACGAAGATACCAAGGCAATCTTCGCCGCAATAATATCTTTTTGGTTTGGGTCTCGTGCAATAGATAAGAATCGTTCAAAATAATCATTGACAACTCTATTTAATTAGAGTATAATAGTCCACACTTTAACTTTCACAAGGAGAGAACTTGGACTTAAATATTGACAAAAAACGAGATAAACTACTAGAAGATTATTCAGTAGGAATGTTAAAAGACTTTTATCTTACAGATTATGAAAAATCACCACAAGAAGGATTTGCACGTGCCAGTTTAGCATGGTCAAACTACGACAATAAAACAGACAAAGAACTTGCACAACGACTTTATGACTATGTGAGTAATAAGTGGTTTATGTTTGCATCTCCAGTTCTTTCTAACGCACCTAACGGACAAAATAAAAAGAGTAAGGGTATGCCTATATCTTGCTTTTTAACATACGTTCCAGACACCTTAGAAGGTCTTATCGAGCATTCTAGTGAACTGCGTTGGTTATCTATCATGGGTGGTGGAGTTGGCGGTCATTGGTCAGATGTAAGAACAGTATCAGACATTGCACCAGGACCAATACCTTTTCTACATACTGTTGATGCAGATATGATTGCGTATCGTCAAGGTAAAACACGTAAGGGTTCTTATGCGGCATATATGGATATCTCTCACCCAGACATCATGGAGTTTCTAAACATACGTATACCAACTGGAGATGTCCAACGTAAAGCACTTAATATTCACAACGCAATTAATATTACTGATAAATTTATGGAAGCAGTCATGACAAATAGTAATTTTGACTTGGTTGACCCGAATGACAAGTCAGTAAAAGAAACGGTCAGTGCAAGAAAACTATGGGAGAGAATACTTGAGATAAGATTTAGAACGGGAGAACCATATCTAAACTTTATTGATACTGCAAATAGATATCTACCACAACCACTCAAAGATAAAGGACTTGAAATACATGGAAGTAATCTATGTAATGAGATACACTTACCAACAAGTCCTGAGAGAACTGCAGTTTGTTGTCTATCATCTTTAAATCTAGAATACTATGACGAGTGGAAAGATACTACTATTGTAAGGGATTTAATAAGAATGTTAGATAATGTGTTGGAGTACTTCATACAGAACGCACCTGACTCGATTTCTCGTGCAAAGTACTCTGCTATTCGAGAAAGAAGTTTGGGTCTTGGTGCAATGGGATTTCACTCTCTTCTACATAAACATGGTGTTGCATGGGAATCTGAGTTAGCAAAAGAGATTAATGAACAAGTATTTAGTTTCATTCACGATGAAGCACACGCAGAAACAGAACTACTTGCAAAAGAAAGAGGAGAATATCTTGACGGAAAGGGTTCGGGTAAAAGAAACGCACACTTGACTGCGATTGCCCCAAATGCATCTAGTGGTGTTATTCTTGGAACAAGTCCTTCTATTGAACCACTGAAAGCAAATGCATATACACACAGAACTCGTGCGGGTAGTTTTCTAGTAAAGAACAAATACTTAGAACAACTACTTGAGTCTAAAGATATGAATAATGATAGTATTTGGAGTTCTATAATAACAAATAAAGGGTCTGTACAACACTTATCCTTTCTTACAGAAGGCGAAAAAAGTATATATAAAACTGCAGACGAATTAGACCAAAACTGGATAGTTCAACACGCAGGAGACAGACAGAAATATATATGTCAAGGACAATCTGTTAATCTTTTCTTTCCTGCGGGTGCAGATAAATCATATGTAAATAAAGTTCATCTACGTGCATGGAGTCACGGGTTGAAAGGTCTTTACTATCTACGAACAGAAGCAAAGTCTCGTGCAGAGAATGTTTCAGAGAAAGTAGAACGTGTTGCATTGCAAAGTGATACAAGTACAATCGTATATACCAAACCGAATTGTCCTTTCTGTCAACTTGCAAAAGAAGAACTGAAACTTCGTGGTATACCATATGACGAGATTAATCTTGAAGAGATTGGTAAAACTGCAAGAGAAGTAACGGGTCGAAAAGGAGTCAAGACAGTTCCACAAATATATTTACAAGGTGAATATGTTGGGGGTTATGAAGAACTCATGGAACTATTTGACAAAACAGAAATCGAAGAGTCGGAAGACTGCAAAGCATGTGAAGGATAACAATGGCACTATTAGAATTTTCAAAAACATACAAACCCTTTCTCTACCCTTGGGCAGTAGAATTAACTAAAAAACACGAAGAGATACACTGGATAGAAGATGAAGCAGAACTATCCGAAGATGTTCAAGACTGGAGAACTAAACTCACAGACGATGAAAAGTTATTCATCACACAAGTATTAAGATTGTTTACACAATCAGATGTACAAGTAGGAGAGAACTATCACGAACTCCTAATCCCTAAATTTAAAAACAACGAAGTCCGAAACATGTTATCTTCTTTTGCAAATAGAGAAGGTGTACACCAACGTGCATACGCACTACTGAATGACACACTTGGTTTACCAGATGAAGACTTTAGTGCATTTCTAGAATACAAAGAAATGGCAGACAAGATTGATTTCATGAAAGATGGCGATATTTCAAGTCATACAGGTTTAGCACTAGCACTAGCACAATCAGTATTCAACGAAGGATTATCAGTCTTTGCATCTTTTGTAATGTTATTAAACTTTCAGAGATTTGGTAAGATGAAAGGTATGGGCACAATCGTTGAGTGGTCTATTCGTGACGAGACTTTACATGTACAAGGTAATGCAAAACTGTTTAGAGATTTTTGTGGTGAACATACACGTATTGTCACAGATGAACTTAAATCTAAAATCTATCAGATTGCAAAAGATGTAGTTAAGTTAGAAGATAAGTTTATTGACCTTGCTTATAATGACCATGAAATAGAAGGTCTTAAGAAAGAAGATGTTAAGCAATATATCAGACACATCGCAGACCGAAGATTATTACAACTTGGCATGAAACCAAACTTTAAAGCAAAAGACAATCCACTACCGTGGTTAGATTGGGTACTCAATGGTGCATCACACGATAACTTCTTTGAAAAGAGAGTTACGGAGTATTCTGTCAATGGTCTAGAAGGCGATTGGGGTTGGGAGAATGTGGACGAACCACAACAACTCGAAAGAATTGAAGATAAACTAGATGATTTAGTTGCAAATGTGGGTTGTTAGTTTTGGAAGAAAAAGAGTATGAGATAATCTGTCATGTATGCGAGTCTCATACTCACATCATCATAGATAATGATGAAGAACCTTTATACTGTCCCATGTGTGGAGTAGATGCAATAGAGATAAATGAACTCTAAATAGTTCATAATGAAATTCAATCTTGATACTATATTTACAGATACAGAATTTAAAGAATTAAAAGAACTATCTAAAACTCTCGACTATAAACCTATAGTACCAAAAAATACTCTTCACATATACAGATATTTATTTTCAATCTTTAAAACTGCATCTGAAACGCCAAATAAATTTACAGATAAAATAAAAGAACATTTTAAAATAAATTTAAATTTGCAATCTTGGTATTTTATAGAATATCAAGAAGGTGCATTTGCAACTCCACATAAACATGAAGATGCGGCAAGTCTTATTTCAACAACAACATTAATATCTGAACCAAATGAATTCAAAGGTGGTGATTTTTATATTAATGAGTATGCTAATTCAGAATCTCCATATCAAAGACAAAAAATTAAAATGAAAGCAAATGAAACTTTTTTAATACCAGGCGATGCATTACATTCTGTAACAGAAGTTACAGAAGGAGTAAGATTAGCACTAATTACATGGTGGGGTAATAATAGTGCTATGGTTCAGGCACTACACGATAGAGAATAAATATATAAAGTTATGTGGTATTATAATGATGAACCATTTAATATGAGTGAAGAAGACCTTGAGAACTATCAAGGTTTTGTCTACGAAGTAACAGAACTTGAAACTGGTATGAAATATATAGGTAAGAAATTCTTTTGGAAAAAGAAAGTTCTACCTAAAAATAAATCAAGAAAACGTAAAATCATAACCAGAGTTCAGTCAGACTGGAAAACATACCATGGTTCTTCTGCAGAAGTAAAACAACTTGCAGAGCAAGGATTTAAGTTTACTAGAAAAATATTACAATTATGTCGAACAAAAGGCGAGTGTTCTTACTACGAAGCAAAACTTCAATTTGAAAATGATGTTCTATTGAGAAACGACTATTTCAATGAGTTTATTGGTTGTAAGATACATTCTAAGTTTATTAAGGAGATGAAGAATGATTATTTCAAGAGAACTGATAAATCCTAATATTATCATAAATGGCATGACATATGAAAAAATATGTCAGAGAATTAACAAATTCAAACACATGTTTCTTGACAGAGGCATGAAACAACATGATAGTATTAGTGTCACAACATTAAATTGTCCAAGTGATTATTATGCGGCCTTGTTTGCGGCATGGGAACTTGGTATGAAAGTTATTACCTGCTCAGATAGAATATTAAAAACAAGAAAAGATGCAAAACACATGTTAGATGCTGTCGAACATATGATTACCACTATCAGTAAGTCCTTTCGTGGTTATCAAGAATTTTGTGTACATGATTTAAATAAACCATTAGACCCAAACAACTCAGGTGGTTTGACTCGTATGGATTTAAAAGATGGTCTTTATGCTGATGTAATAAATTTATATAATCATTGGGAAAACGAACAAGGCACAGACAATGTTATGTTGATGGACGATGTTGCACCATATCCTGGCACACCTATTCAACCTTGGGAAGTGAGTGAAGATTCGTCTGCAGTTATGTCTATTGACCCATGCATGGACATAAAAGAAATTGATGAATGGTGGCACCCTGATTATTTTACACACAAACAAATTATCGAGTCTGTAAAACAATACTCGTTTCCTTACAAAAAATGTGCAATGTCTAGAACAATTCATCACAATAGATGTATTGATTACTACTTTTTACCAGCACTAATGAATTGTGAAGAAATATTCGATGTCACGTTAATGGACCACACTGAACGTCCTGAAGAAGCATTTATTTACGAATACGTTACAGACTATGCAGTTAAGGCAGTTCGTGAACATGAAATAGAAAGAATACTATTTCCTGACCCAGAATCACTTGAGTTTTTTAAAAGTAAACTTACAGAACCTTTTACACATGAAGTTTTATACAATGTCGGTAAACAAGAAATTAGTTCTAAAACTAGAGTAGTAGATGATGCTGGTGTTGACATAGAAACAGGTAAGTTTGTTGGATAATGATAATTAGTCGTGACATTATTAATGATGAAATAGATTTTGATGATAATAAATCAAAAGCGGACCTTATCTATGAAATAAGACAATGGAAAATGTTACTCAAAGAGAACTACAATGTTCGTAAAGGAGAAACAATTGCTATTGGTATTCTAGATGTAAATCATTTACATTTAACATCTATTATTGCATGTGCCGAGTTAGGTCTAAAAATATTTTTGATTGATGCTCCAGCAACAGAAGAGTCTTTACCTTATACAAAAATTGCACTTCATGGTCCTGTTGATTATTTGATTCATGAAAATTTTTCAGGCGATGACCTTTATGGTGGTCTACATGGCAAGATGATTCGTGAATATAGTAAAGAACTAATTGATGCACGAGAACTTAAATTAAAAGTACCAACAGGTATGGACTACATTAGTGAAGTATCAGAAGATGATATTTTTATGATTAGTTCTACTTCTGGTTCTACTAAACCTTCTCGTAAAGTTGAATTTACACACAAAGAAATATACGCAATAGCAAAAAGAAATATTGATGTCTTTAAATTAAAACCAGATACAAAGATTTTACATAGTAAAAATATGCACCATATTAGTGCAATGTTGTGTACACTTTTACCATCACTTATGGTAGTTAAAAAACATAGGTCGTTTACTTTAGCAGAATTTACTAAATGGCAAGGCGCAAATCTTCATTTGATGGATTTTAATCATGTAATGATACCAAACGAAAAGATGTTAGACTGGTTTATTGAATTCTTTGAGAAAAATGGTGGACTAAAAGAACTCACAACATTAGTTATGTGTGGATTTGCAATGACACAAAAACATGTAGATATGTGTAAAAAATACAACGTAGAGTTTATTTCACATTACGGTAGTGTAGACACTGCAATTCCATTATTAGTGAATTATATTGATAGTGACTCAGAACACACTCCAGACTCTCTAGGAGTCGCTCCAGACGATTTTTATGACATAGACGTATCACCCACTGGTCACGTATCTGTAAACACCCCTATGTGGTCTGAAAGACGTGCTATGGACGATATATTAGAAATAGTTGATGGTAAATATATATTGAAAGGTAGAGTAGATAATTCAATTCGTTTAGATGAATTAGTTAAATCATGTCCAGAACCTATAAACCTATATGATTTCTTTTATGATACTAAAATTAATATGGAACAATTACGTGGACATATAAAAAATGTGAAAAAAAGACTTGACAAAAATTGTTGAACCCTGTACCATATACAGTATATTGAGTGATATTAGAGAGGTAAATAATGATAAACGCAATAAGTAAAAGAGAGTATACAGGTACTAACTTCGATACTCTTATGGTAAATGGTGCTGTTGAAGGTCAAGAGTTCGCAACTTTCAAACAGATGATTAAATATCTAGGTTGTTCGGGTAAAGACCTTAAAGGTCTTAAGTCGTTTGCAACTTTGTTCTTTGTTAAAGAAGTAGAAAACGAAAAGGGCGAGACTGAAAAGGTCAGAAGGTTCTTTAATGTCTTCTCAGTAGAACAAGCAAAACAACAGATTGTTTTGAACGCACTTGACAATGTTGATTATTTGAACTCAGTTAAAGAGGTTGCGTAGTGGATTACCAAAGACCCTTTAACTATAATACTAATCTTGCACATTGGAGAATAGAAGATTTTCCTTTGTTAAAGGTTAGTACTAATCAAGGTGGTGGAGATTGTGTACTACCACATTGTTATCTAGAACTAGAACACATCGCAACGGGTTATAAAGATTGGATACCTTTGAACTACAAAGAGTGTCAGTTGATTGACCAATATGTTTATCTAAATAAAGAGAAAACAATAACAGGTATTAATCTTTGTATTAAGTTATTAGACGATAGATTAAAAAGAGATGCGGAAGACGTTGGACAAGAATGGTTGCCTTTAGAGGAAACTCACTTCATTCCAACTGACCCAGCAGAAGTATTCAGACACATTATTAAAACAAACTAGAGAGGTAATATGGCAGAAATGTTAATAGAAGTAGACATCTTAAAAGAAGTCTTAAAAAAAGCAGACATCGTGGAAAAGTTAATTCCATTGATTACTGACTTAGGTTGGGAGTACCAACGAATGAGTGCTGACGGTAAAGAGTCATTTGATAAAATAGAGGAACTACTCATGAGTATGGGTACAGAAGTTCCTGCCTCAGTGGGGGTCAAATAATGCATTATAATGATTTTGTAAAAAAGATGTTCGCAGAAAATTGTAAGGAAAGAGTAGCATATGGTGAAAAACCTTACGATGATATAAATTACTACGAGTCAAAAAACTATATGTTCTTGACTGCGAAGTATAGAAAAGAATATGACACAACCAATACAAGTACAAAAAATTCTTAGTAAAAAAGAATTAAAAGAATTGATTAAGCAACAACAGTTGCAGAAACAATAAGAGATAGTTAACTCTTAGATAAATAACTACGGGAAATCACTCCTGTAAAGGGAGTGGTTTTTATATATAATTTTATAGGAAATAATTATGGAATTAGAACTATACGAAATTCTAGAACGTTTTGAAAAAATAAAGAGTAAAAAAGAAAGAGTACAATTTTTACAAGCAAACTCTATACCAGCATTGAAAGATGTAGTTAGAGGTTGTTACGATAGTACTTTAGAATTTATGCTACCCGCAGGTAAACCACCATATACACCAAATAGACCAGAGAGTGTGCCATCTTCATTAAGAAGATTGCATAGACAATTTGGCGACTTTGTGCGTGGCAGAAAAACTCAGGGTGTACCTCAATTCAAGATAGAACGAAAATTTGTACAGTTACTAGAATCTATTCATGCGGAAGATGCAGAGATTGTTGTTAAAATGATAAACAAAGAACAACCTGCAAAGTATCTTACCGAAAGTCTTGCCAGAGAAGCATTCCCTGGTTTGATTAAAGGTTCTGGATTTGACGAATAAGTAGGGAACTTTTAAAGAACTTGACTCCCAGTTTCGTTATGATACTTAAGGAGGACAATGTATGACATTGGCACAAGTAGAACGTTTAAGGAAAGATGAAAGAGAACTAGATAATCGGATTTATCGATTAAAGAAACAAGGTAAAGATAATTTAGTTCGAAAACTCACCATAAAACGTGGATTCCTTAAGCAATCTATATGTGATTCTTTTAACGAAACACAATAGGGGGTGGTCTTATCTCGTAGGGGGGTATTTCCCCCTTACGTTAATTATAAATAATATATTATGCCGACATATGAATTTTACAACACTGAAACAGAAGAGATAGAAGAACATCTAATGTCTTACAAAGACTTAGATAAATTCGCAGAAGACAATCCACATCTAAAGAAAAGAATATCTGCAACAGCAACAATATCTCAAGCAGGGTCAACACTTAACAAAACAAGTGGTGATTGGAAAAATTTATTAACTAAAATTAAAAAAGAAGCAGGAGGTAATAATGATGTCGCAGTCAAACACGGACTCTCAAAACCCAATACAGTACACGATTGATGATATTGGTGGTGAAGTTGTCAAAGACAACGAAACCTATTTACTCAAAGACAATAAGACTCTTAAGAATCTTGTTTTGAGTTCAACATTATTACATTCTTTTAAACAAACTACAGGTCACAATCATTCAGGACAAGAAGAAGTCTATATCTTTATGAGTGGTAGAGGTTATATAACAGTTGATGAAGAAAAGATTGATGTCGAACCGGGCACAGTAGTGTTGATTCCTGATGGTGCTTTTCATCGAGTTCATAATATTCTGAAAGAACCTTTATACTTTCTTTGTGTGTTTGATGGTAAGAGAAACCATTAATGAAGTTTAAAGAATTACAATCTATGTTATTGAAAGATGAATACTTCATTACTTTTCAAAGTATGAATAGTGATAAAGTGTATACTAAAAAATGCACTTTGAAAGAAACTCCAA